ACACCTAATATCCTTATTGACGATTATGGTGTAAACATAGCAGCGTGGGAAAGTGCCGGAGGCATAGGGTTCAAACACAAGGATCACAAGTTTGAAAGGACAGCCAAAAAACTAAAGGCAGAGATAGAAGAAAGTTTCCAACAATTAATAAGAGAACATATTGAAGAAATATCTGCAAAAGATATTGGGGCAGGAGCATTAGCAGGACTAATGGCACTGACTCCTGTATCAAAAGCATTTGGTCAGGATGCGGATACTAATCCATTGCCTAACAAGCAAACATCTACTATGGTGCAAAAGGATGTTGCTGGCAAGAAAGATTTATCAAAAATTCAAGCATCGGCAAAAAAGGATTATTGGAAAGTTACAATAAACTATAAGGGCAAGGATGTTGATTTAAAACTGCCATTTAGCGCAGGATCCAATAAAAACCAGATAAAACAATTCATTGACGATATGATGTCTGATCAAGGTGTAAAGGATTATCAAGTTAAAGATATCGATACTCTTAATAAGGTTTCTATAGATCAATCGATAGTGAAAAAGTTAATTAAAGAATTAGAAAAAAGAAACGGAAAACAGAGTATTTCATATCTTGCCGGAATGGCAAAGAGAGCAGGTGCTAAGCCAGGTGCAGACAATGCACACGCAATTGCGGCAATGAAGGCATATTTAGGAAAATGAGAATATTCGAAGTAGTTGAAAACTTTGCTGATGGCAAGAAAAAGGGCAAGAGCCGTCCAGGCAGAGTTAAAAAATCAGGTGCTAGTTGTAACGGTAGTGTTACAGCATTACGCAAACGTGCTAAAAATGCAAGTGGTGAAAAGGCTAAAATGTATCACTGGTGTGCAAATATGAAAAGCGGCCGAAAAAAGGGTAAATAGTATTATGAAATTAAACGAATTATTTGCTGAAGATACTAGAACTAGTATCACTAAAGATAAAGAGGATTACGAAGCAAAACGTAAGGCTTTGCAGGATATTCAGTTGGATCCTGAAACAAGTAAAAGCGAAAAATTAAAGAAAGAACTTATGCGTAGAAAGTATGAGTTAGAGAAAGAAGCAGGCGAAAAAGGCTTTAAAGAGTCAGCAACAGCAGGTGCTACAGCAGCAGGTAATATTGCTAGTGTAGCAGCACCGCATTTAAGCCCAGGTAAAGCACGTGGTAAAAAGAGTTATACTGGTGATCCCTGGGGTGGTAAATCAGGAACTAAATCACCACCACAACCTAAGGTAAAACAACCTAAAACTGCAAGTGGAACTGCTAAAAATGCACTAGATATGAAGAATAGTATATTTGGTGAGAACCCAGTAAGAAGATAAATACTTACTATAAAGAGGAAACTACTATGGACTTTAGAAAAATTATAACAAAAATGCGTGATTTAGATCCGACTACGCCAGGTCAAGATCTAGAGCATTTCACACAACTGGCGGAATCAACAGGAATCTCGCTAGGTGCTAAAGAAGTAGTTACTGAAGCGGCAAAACCAGACTTTCTTGATATGGACAAAGATGGCGACAAAAAAGAACCTATGAAGAAGGCTGCTAAAGACGCTAAGAAAAAGAAAGAAGTAAAAGAAGCAAAAGACGAAGATAAAATGCCAACAAAAGCACACATAATGAAAATGTGCAAAGATGGTAAGTCTAAAGCAGAGATTTGCAAAATGCATCCAAAATGCGATCAAGGTAAACTAAAAGACATGATCGACGATTGCAAAAAAGAAATGAAAGAATCTGTTAACGAAGCAGAACAAATTATTAAAGCAGAAAAGAAAGCAAAAATGCCTAGCAAGAAAAGCATCTTAATGATGTGTAGCAAAGGTATGAGTGTTAAAGAAATGTGTGAAGCACATCCAGACTGCGATCAAAAGAAACTAAAAGAAATGTGCGAAGCATGCATGGAAGAATACAAAAAGAAAAAAGACGAAAGTATTAGTTTTGTAGACATGGATGGTGAAATTGTAGAAGCAAAATCAGCAGCACAAAAGAAAGCACAAGAAAAATTTAAGAACATGGTAAAAGGCAAAAAGTCCGATGATAAAGAAATGGACGAAGGTGCTTATGGCAAGAAGAAAAAGAAAACAGTTAAAGAATCTGTTGAAACTAAAATGTCATTTGTCGACATGTATAAAATAGTTAAAGAGAGTGGCGGGCAGCAAGCGATTGATCCTATGGACGATGTTTTATGGACGTGGGCAAACAGAGTTGCTGTATCTAAAGTAGAAGAAACAAACAAGCAGGAAATTTTTGCTGCAATGCTATATGAAAGAAACGGCGGACGTTTTGAAATGTATGATGTTGTAGAAAAAAGTTTAACGGAAGCAGAATCAAAAGCAACTTGCGGATGCGGAAGCGATTGTGATCATTGCGGCGGCGAACATACTATGGCAGAAGTAGGCAAAGATTGTTCTTGTTGCGGTAACGAAATCAAAGCAAAATAAATTTTACCAAAATTAATAAAAAGCCGGTAATAAACTGCCGGCTTTTTTTATGACTTAAATACCTACATGTTAACAGTTTTAGATCAACCATTAAACATAGTAGGCAATGCTGAAAGCATATTTTCCAAAAGTAATGGACATATTATTGACAGTCTACCTACTGTTAGATTTAATAGAGCAGAAATAATTAACACAGAGTCACAAGGAAGTAGATGGGATTTTTTGGCATCAAGTGAAATAAACACCTTTGAAAAATATAATGCTGAAACTCCTAAATTCCATACGCTTATTTTTACACCAAACAGACAAGAATTTGAATACAAGATTAGAAAAGTAAAATTCAAAGCCAAACAACTTAAACTACCTTTGTTTCAATCCCAATGGTTACAGAATATGCTAGATGCTCCGCCTTCAACAGGATTACAAATTTTGCATTATCTAAGCGAAAGCAATAATCCGCATGTTAATATTTTTGGTTTTGATTTTAAAGAAACGCCAACTTTTTATGAAACAAGAAATAAAGGCAAACACGATTACAATAAAGAAAAGCAGTTTATATTAGATTTGGTTAATAAAAACGGTTGGAAAATTTATAGGTAGTTGTTGACACAGCGAGTAAATTAATGTATAATACAAACTCAAACTAGGAGAATAATATGTCAAGAAGTTATGGACCAGAAGAAAAAGCGAAATTAGAAAGACTAATTAGCGAAGGTTCGAATGTACTACGTGAAGTAGAGGATTTGAATGAAGGACTTAAGGATACTGTAAAAGCAGTAGCAGAAGAATTGCAAATCAAACCAAGCACAATCAATAAAGCAATTAAGATTGCACACAAAGGTGATTGGGCAAAACACGAAGAAGAATGGAACGAGATCGAGGGAATTTTAGGTATTACTAAAAACCTTCCTGATGATATATCAGGACCACGTGCGGATGATCAGTAATTGGAAAAAATAAAAGCATTTTGGATCAATAGTTATCAAAGCGATAAAATTGCTTTTGGTTTTGAATTAGTTAGTTTTATTTTCACTGTTGCAGCAAGTTTAACTCTTGCTCTTACAGCAATGGACCCTAATATGCTTATTATATATCCATTCTTTTTTATAGGAAGTATTACTCAATGCTACGCATCTTTACGCAGAGGTGCAGCATGGGTAACATTACTAACATTTTATTTTGCTTGTGTTAACGTATTTGGATACGGTGTAGCAGCAGGTTGGTACTAAAAATAACTTGACAATGTAATATACTTGTGTTAATATTAAGACAATGCCAAGACATAGAAAAAGAACCAAAAGCAACGGACTCACAAAGAGGCAAAACAGAGAAATGAAAAACTACAAAGATGAATCTCAGTATGATCCTAAAAGGCACACTAAGACAAAAGGCGGTCTAGGTTTTGGAATGAAAAAAGGAGTAAAAGATTTAGACTATGAGAATAGTGGAGTAAATCTTGCTTCTGTATTTGGCTGGGACGTCCCAGAACACTTAATGCATATTAAAAAAGTTATTGACGAACGTAATGGATAATAACACAATCATTGTATCAAATAATATAGGACCAGGCGGTGAACCTGCTGATAGAATTTACGGTGGTATAAACGGAAAAGTAAGATTAGTAAATGCAGACTATTCTGAATATAAAGGCAACATTAAGAAAAAAAGAATTATAAAAAAATCTGCAATAGGTGACTATAATATTACATCTTACATATATGTTACAGATGATGGTCGTTATTTTGACCGAGGTGGCATGCCTATTTTGAAACCGGATAATATTCAAGAGGACGATAATGAAAACACAGAGTAAACCGTATCAGCCTCTTGCTTGGACTGGAACTACAATTCTACTAGCGGCGGCATCATTAATTTCGTTATTCCCTAATGAGATTTACGGTGTGTTTGGTTTCTTTTTGGCTAGTATTGTTTGGACGGTAGTTGGCGTCTTATGGAAAGAAAAAAGTTTAATTGTGCTAAATGGAGTATTGGCTCTGATTTACACATACGGAGTCACAAAATATATTTTCAGTGTTGTGACTTGATAAGTAATTTAGAAGAAGGTTTTTGTCCGCCACAAAGGGACTGTTTGGTATTTGTCAGCCGCAAATGACATGTAAGGAGAAAAAATGAGTTACGTAGATGCATTCTATGATCGTGGTGAAGACGTAATACGAGTCGTAGAAAGAAAAAATGATAAAAGACATTTTACTGAATATTCCCCAAGACACGTTTTTTATTACAAAGACCCAAGAGGCAAACACCAATCAATATACGGTGAACAACTACAACGTGTTACTGCAAAAAATGTAAAAGAACTTCGCAAAGAACTTGCAATTCATTCCAATAAAAAATTATATGAAAGTGATATAAATCCTATCTATCGTTGTTTGGAAGACAATTATCTAAACATAGATGCTCCTAAACTTAACGTAGCGTTTTGGGATATTGAGGTGGACTTTGATCCAGAGCGTGGTTATGCTGCGCCTGATGATGCATTTATGCCTATTACTTCAATTGCTGTACATTTGCAGTGGCTTGATACTTTGGTTTGTTTAGCAATTCCTCCTAAAACACTTTCAATGGAAGAAGCAAAGAAAGCAATTGACGGCATTCCAGATACTATACTATTTGACAATGAAGCGGATATGCTTGATGCATTTTTAGATCTTATACAAGATGCTGATGTGCTAAGTGGATGGAATAGTGAAGGGTTTGATATGCCTTACACTGTAAATAGAATTACAAAAGTTTTAAGCAAAGAAGATACTAGACGTTTGTGTTTATGGGATCAATACCCTAAAAAAAGAACTTATGAAAAGTTCGGAAAAGAATCTACAACATATGATCTAATTGGCCGTGTGCATGTAGACAGTTTAGAACTTTATAGAAAATACAACTATGAAGAAAGACACACATATCGACTTGATGCTATTGGGGAACTAGAAGTAGGCGAAAAGAAAACTGTGTATGAAGGCAGTCTTGATGCACTTTACAACAACGACTTTAGAACATTTATTGAGTATAACAGGCAAGATACTGCACTACTTAATAAACTAGATCAGAAACTTAAATTTATCGATCTTGCAAATACAATTGCACACGAAAACACAGTTCTTATTCAAACAACAATGGGTGCTGTTGCTGTTACAGAACAAGGTATTATTAACGAAGCACATAGACGTGGAATGATTGTCCCGAACAGAGTGAAACGTGAACCAGGCAGCGAGCCTGCGGCAGGTGCTTATGTTGCATATCCTAAAAAAGGTATTCATGAATGGATTGGTAGTGTTGACTTGAATTCACTATATCCGTCTGTTATTAGAGCATTGAATATGGGTCCTGAAACTGTAGTTGGACAATTAAGACAGGATGGAACCAAAGCACACATTGATAGCCAAATGGCCAAAGGCAAATCCTTTGCAAGTGCATGGGAAGGTATGTTTGGTAGTGTTGAATACAGTTCTGTAATGGAAAAAGAAATCAGCAGAGAGATTACAATTGACTGGGAAAATGGTGACAATGATAAACTAAGTGCTGCACAGATATATGATTTAATCTTTGAAAACAACCAGCCATGGATGCTTAGTGCTAATGGTACAATATTTACATATGAAAAAGAAGGCATTATCCCAGGACTACTTGCACGTTGGTATAAAGAACGTAAAGAGATGCAGGCCAAGCAGAAAGAAAGTCAAAATGCAGGAAACAAGATTGAAGAAGAATATTGGGCAAAGCGACAGTTGGTTAAAAAGATTCTACTTAACAGTTTGTATGGTGCTATTCTTAATCCTGGTTGTAGGTTTTTCGACAATAGGATCGGTCAAAGTGTTACACTTACAGGACGAAGCATTACCCAACACATGGCTGCTAAGATCAATGAGATAGTAACAGGCGACTATGATCATACAGGTAAAGCAATTGTTTATGGCGATACTGACTCAACATACTTTAGTGCATATACCACATTGAAAAAAGATATAGAATCAGGTGGTATTCCTTGGACAAAAGACAGTGTAGTTGAACTGTATGATACTATAGGTGAAAATGCAAACGCAACATTTCCTAGGTTTATGAGTCAAGCGTTTCATTGTCCTAAGAAGCGTTCAGAAGTAATTGCGGCTGCTAGAGAGATTGTTGCTAGTAAAGGACTATTCATTACAAAGAAAAGATACGCAGTTCTCTACTATGACATTGAAGGTTTTCGAACTGACACAGAGGGCAAGCCAGGTAAGATTAAAGCAATGGGTCTTGACCTAAAACGTTCTGATACTCCAATTGTTATACAAGACTTCTTAAGTAATGTATTGGAAATGGTTCTGGCAGGAAAACAAAAGGAAGATGTATTGGATTACATCACAGAATTTAGAACAGAATTCAAAGCACGTCCAGGTTGGGAAAAAGGGTCGCCGAAACGTGCAAACAAGATTACAGAATATGAAGCCAAAGAAAAGAAAGCAGGCAAGGCAAATATGCCTGGTCATGTAAGAGCAAGTATTAATTGGAATACACTCAAACGTATGAACGGTGACAAATATTCTGTAAACATTACAGACGGTGCAAAGGTTATTGTCTGTAAAGTAAAAGATAATCCAATGGGATATACAAGTGTAGCATATCCGGTAGATGAACTTAGACTTCCGGATTGGTTTAAAGAGATGCCTTTCGATGATGCTACAATGGAAAACACAGTTATCGATGAAAAACTCAAAAACCTAATTGGTGTTTTGGAATGGGACATAAGTCAAACTCGTAATGACAATAACTTTAACAGTTTGTTTGATTTTGAGTAAAAAAACTCTTGTGTTTTATACAAAACCTAAATATAATGTAAATGTATAGGAGAATTCAATGAAAGACATTTTACAAGATATCGTCAGCCACACACAGAACTTAGGATTCCTAACAACTGTTAAGGTGTCTGGTGAAGAAGATAAGACAGGAATGTTTTCAATGGCTGATGACAGATCAGTTATTATGGAAGCAGATACACATAATCCGTATCCAGATATGATTGGAACATTTGGGATGCCTCAACTAAACAAGTTAAAATACTTGATTGATGGTACTGAATATCAAAAGGATGCAAAAATTAGTATTACAAGTGCTGAAAGAAATGGTTCTACTATTCCAGTAGGTATTCATTTCGAAAACGCTGACGGTGATTTCAAAAATGATTATCGATTTATGAATCAAGAAATCATTAATGAGAAAATGAAAACTGTAAAGTTCAAAGGTGTTAATTGGGATGTAGATGTTGTTCCAACACTTTCAGCAGTACAAAGGTTCAGTTTTCAAGCAGGTGCTAATCCAGAGCATCCAACATTCTTAGCAAAGACTGAAGATGGTAATTTGAAATTTATCTTTGGTGATGCTAGTACACACGGCGGTGAGTTTATTTTTGCTACTGATGTGACAGGAACACTTAATAAAGGTTGGACTTGGCCAGTAGCGAGCATCCTTGCTATCCTTAAAATTGCTGATGTGAACAACACTAAAATGAGTATTTCAAATGAAGGTGCTATTCAAATTACACTAGATAGTGGATTAGCAAATTACAAATATATCATTCCAGCACAGGCGGCCTAAATAATATTATGAAAAAACCAGTCAACTTATCACCATTACAGAAAGACTATGCAGTGTATTTGCCTGCAATAAGTTCTTTCTTCAGCACGTACATTGCTAAACAACGTAAGGAAGAGTTCGTTCCTAAAGAACGTATTCCGCAGGGATTTGATCGCGGTATCGAAGGAATGAACTTTTTAAATGAAGAGGAAGGATACTTTACATACAAATATGGATTGTATTCCGCAGGACACGCACAATTAAATCTTGATAAAACAATGGATCAAGATGCAATGGTGCAAACACGTGATCGTGGCAAAACTATGATACTTGGTGACTCAGGAGGTTATCAGGTTGGTAAAGGTGTTCTTAAGTTTGATTGGCTAAACTTTGAAGGTGCGGCTGCTAATAAAGTTAGAGATGATATTCTTAATTGGCTTGAACTTACAGCAGACTGGAGTATGCTACTTGATGTTCCGACTTGGGCATGTGATCACATTCACTCTCCTAAAACAGGACTTAAGAGCTTTGAGGATTGTCTAGATAAGACAAGGTTTAATAACAAGTATTGGTTAGAACGCAGACTAGGTGCTACTAAGTTTCTGAATGTACTACAAGGATCAGACTGGGATACTGCTGAAAGGTGGTATGAAGGTGTTAAAGAATTCTCCGATTCTAAAGTATGGGGAGACAAGGCATGTGAAGGTTGGGCAATGGGCGGTGCTAATATGTGCAAGATGCCTATTACATTACGTAGACTGATGACTATGAAATTCGACGGTATGCTAGAAGGCAAAGACTGGATGCACTTTTTAGGCACTGCACAACTTGATTGGTCATGTTATCTTACATCAATACAAAGACAAGTAAGGAAACATATTAATGAGAACTTCACAATCAGTTTCGACTGTGCAAGCCCTTTCATTGCTACAGCACATGGGTTGGTGTACACTAACAGCCAGCACACAAGTAAACGTTGGTCAGTTATTATGGATAAGGCCCCTGATAATAAGAGTTTGGCCGGACGGAACGATATTCCTTTCCCGTTCGAAAGCGAAATTGGAAGACGTTTGTCGATCGCGGATATTTGCCACTATGCGCCAGGCATGTTAAACAAGATTGGCAAAGAAGGTAAAACATCATGGGACAGTTTTGGTTATGCATTAATGATGGCACACAATGTTTATCAACACATTGTTGCTGTGCAACGTGCTAACAATCTTACTGATATCGAACTTGCTAAAGAACGTCCAGACTGGAGACGTTGGAGAAAAGTCAAAGAGGCAGATAAGAGTGATGAATATAGTGATTGGGTGCCACGTAATATTTTGTATTTTGATCGTTTCGTAGAAGAACTGTTCGATCAACCTACTAAAGAAGCAGCGTTTGCAATGATTAAAGAAGCAGACAGTTTCTTAAAAGATTTAGAAGGTGCAAGACTGCGTGGTGGTGTTACTAATGAATTCAATAGAATGTTTGTAGAGGTAGACGAAGATGGTGAAGAGAAAACACCTTGGGCCGATGATCGAGAAGATGGAGAATTGGATAAACTGGAACAGCAACTACAGGAGGCATAATATGGGTGACTATACAAAACGTTTGCAATGGTTAAAGGAAACACATCGATTTCTAAATAAAAAAGTAGACGTTATGGAAAAAACAGGCAATTTTAAAGACGAAGAATTAAGTGAAATGAAAAAGAAGCGTCTAAAGTTAAAAGATCAAATTGAAAGCATGGAGAAGGAACACGTAGTATGAAAAGAGATTATGCAGATGGTGTAAAAGATGATGTTACCTACTTTACAGGATATGAAGTAGAGAAAACACCTGCATATGATATGGACACATTATTTGTTGTTGGTTGTCGTCCACTACAAGAAGTGATCGATAAAGCAAAAGAAAATAGTGTTGAACACATTTATCTTGGTGCTAATCATAGTTTTGTTCCTAAAGAAGATTGGGATGATCTTATATTTGGATTACTTGATAAAAACTTTTGGGTAACATTAGATTATGATGTAAAGTATCATGATTGGGTATTAGAAAGCGGATGTAACGAAAGGCATAAGTTTATAAGCATATTAAGTGTAAAACTTCCTTATGTAAATCAATTAAACTACAATGCATGTATAAAAATTGACGATGCTGATTTTGATCATTCTAATGCTGGCGTTTGGATTCAACCTGTACATGAATTACTAGAACGTGATAAATTTACGCCATGGAACAAATATGGCAATGATGATATTAAAGACTAACTTGACAACAAAACAAAAAGGTAGTATATTATGAGTATAACTGATACAATGATGAAGGAAGCAATGGCAGAAGACAATCATAGACGAATTATGTCTACAGCAAAAAGAATGATTTGGGTAACCTTTAGAAAAGAAGGTATCCACAAATATCCTGCTGCACTAGAAGATCCAGCACTTGCAACAGGTGATGAATATGATGTTAGTTTTTTGGGATATCCACACAGACACATATTCCATTTTAAAGTAGGTATCACTGTAACACACAACGACAGAGATATAGAGTTTATTCAATTTAAACGTTGGTTAGAAAAACTGTATGAGGAGAAAACTCTTGAATTAGATTATAAAAGTTGTGAAATGATGGCTGATGATCTATACAATCAGATCATTGCTAAACATCCTGGCCGTGAAGTCCATATTGACGTAAGTGAAGATGGAGAAAACGGCGCCCACATTGAGTATGCTAGATAAGAGGATTAGAAAATGGCTATTCAGTTTAATCGTAAAGCCTACGATAAGGTTTTTACTGATCTTGAACGATTTAAAGACTTTTGTCGCTTTAACAGTGACAACCGCGGTAACTTTTATCCTTTTAATGAAAAGGATTTGTATAACAACTCTAGTTATGTTTGGAGAGCATTTACTAAAGGTAATCGCAAAACTAAACATAGAAGGAATAAAAACTAATGAAAATATGGCTAGTTGATTTAGAAGCAGTAGAAACAAGATATACTAAACAGTGGAAAACAGAATTTCCTAAACTGCTGAAAGCCAACGGCCACGAAGTAAAAGTAGTAAACGGCGGGGATACGCCTCAGGCTACAACTCCTGGGGCGTTCCTCAACTTTGGTGGTACTAACGTTTATAAATCAAATCAACTACAACAAATTGCAGAAGCATTCTGCAAAGGAGAAGTACATGATGGAGATTATTTCCTATATACGGACGCTTGGAACCCAACTGTTATCCAACTTAAATACATGGCTGAATTACTGGGGTGTAACATTAGAATCGGTGGCCTTTGGCATGCTGGTAGTTATGATCCTGCTGATTTCCTTGGCAGGCTTATAGGTGATAAGCCTTGGGTAAGAAATGCTGAACGAAGTATGTATGAGTGCTTTGATCATAATTTCTTTGCAAGTGAGTTTCATATCGATATGTTCTTTGAAGCCTTTCCTGAACTTGATAGAAGTAAGGTAGTAAGAACTGGTTGGCCATTTGAGTACATGGAAAATGCACTATCTATGTACAAAAATATGAAAAAGAAAAATACAATATTATTCCCCCATAGAATTGCTCCAGAAAAACAGTTAACAATTTTTCAGGATTTAAAAGAAACATTAACGCAGTATGAATTTATTGTATGCCAAGAAAGACCACTTACTAAAAATGAATATCATAATCTATTAGGAGAGGCTAAACTTGTGTTCAGTGCTAACCTACAAGAAACACTAGGCATTAGTTGGTATGAAGGTGCTTTGGTTGGTGCATTGCCTATGGTTCCTGATAGATTAAGTTATAGAGAGATGGCTGTAAATGATTTTTTATATCCAAGTGAATGGACTGAATCTATGGATTCTTACAATAAGCATAAGAAACAGGTTGTAGATAGAATTGTTGACTACATGGAAAATTATAAAAACTATCTTCCAAGCCTAAATAAACAAGTAACTAAACTAAATGGAGATTATTTCGGTTGTGGTAATCTTCTAAAGGTATTACAATAACAACTATTGGCAATCCACTGCCTTAACATCGGAGAAATTGAATGGAAAAAGTAAAAGAAATACAAAAACGCTTAGAAGAAGCGGGCCTTAGGTACTGGGCTAATGATAACATTAGCGAAGTACTTGAAGAAGGTGATAAACAACAATTAATTGAAGAAGCGATTCCTGCTTTTGAAAATGTTTTACAGCACTTGCTAATTGATACAAAAACAGATCCTAACAGTATAGATACTGCAAGGCGTATGGCTAAGATGTATATCAACGAGATTATGTCTGGTCGTTATGATCCAATGCCTAATCCAAGTGCATTTCCAAATTATATTGAAGGCGGCTACGAAGGTATGCTTGTAGTAAGAAGTGAACTTACAAGTTTATGTTCGCATCATCATCAAACAGTTAAAGGTGTAGCGTATATTGGTATTATTGCTGGTCCTAAGTTACTTGGTCTTAGTAAGTACACAAGAATTGCACAATGGTGTGCAAGACGTGGTACACTACAAGAAGAACTTAATGTCATGATTGCAGATGCAATACAAAGAGAAACAGGCAGTGAACACGTTGGTGTGTATGTACAAGCAACACATGGTTGTTGTGAGAACAGAGGTATCAAAGCACACAGTTCGCTTACACAGACAACTGTATTGCGTGGTGCTTTTAAAGAAGACCCAGCAACTAAAAAAGAATTTATCGATAACGTTAAACTACAACAACAATTTGCTTGTTAAGGAGAACAAAATGAAAGAAGGACCTATGTTTGAACACATGAATAGAAGCACAGAAGGTGTGATCAAAGCAGAATATGTTACGTACACTATAAGAGACGGACAACTAATTAAGGAAACTTCTATTAGACAGTTTCAGAAAAGTGGAGATTATCATGATAGTTATCTAAGTGATCCGCTTGTGGAGGTAAAATAATGCCTATTCCAGAAAGAGTATTTGTTCCTGCTGCTAAAGATCCTGGCAGAGGACACTTCATTGTAAGTATGATTAAAAGTATTATACGTATGTTTGCTGCTGGTGCTTTAATGCTAGGCGGTTATTACTTAGGCCCTTCAGACTGGGGCTTTTGGATTATGATTGCAGGCGCAGGTTTAATGCTTGCCGAAGCATTAGGTGTAGTTGAGGAGATTGTATAATGAATCTAAATCAAGAAAGAGTTTATGCAGTGCAACCACAAAAGACACAAAATGATATTAAGATTCTAACACCTAACGAAGCACTAATGTTTAACTTACGTGGTATAAAACTAATTGATATGACAGCATTGCACAATCTTACACCACATGTTGTAAGGATGAGCAGAAAGAACTGTCCATTGAAAGGAATTAATTATGGGTCCTTATTCGGAACAAACACAGTCGAAGCGTAGAGCAAATTTAAAATTAATTTTAGCAAATCCAAAACTTTCAGACGATATGAAAAGGATATGGCGAATGCATTTAAATAATCTTGCTGTAAATGAAGATGAATATAACAAAAGAGTAAAACAAGTTTTTTCTTTGCTAAAGCCAAAACACAATTGGATCACTCTAGGATGACAACTGATACACAATGGGCATCAATTAGAGATTTTAGTAATCTTAGATTTATAGAATCTAAGATGCCTCCTATATTGCTACATGATTTAAATTTAGAAATAGATAAACTTTCTAAAAACTCTGAACCATATAACCATAGACTACAAGGACATATGAAAGAAGAGTATTCCTTAGATCATGTTAAAGGACATTTTGAAAATTGGCTTTTATCTGTATCAAAATCTTGGATTGATGCTAATCCAGGATACTTAGATGAGTTTGAAGAAGTATCTAAATGTGAATCATACAATTTGTATCTAGATAGATTATGGGTCAACAAGCAAAGAAAATATGAGTTTAATCCTATACATCATCACTTAGGAGCATTGAGCTTTGTAATATTTGTTAAAATACCTTACAATTTAAAAGATGAACTAAATTATTTTCCTTTAATATCTGGAACTAGCGACGAACACAAAGATAACTTTTACACATCTAAATTTTGTTTTGTATATAATGACGTACTAGGAAAAATAAAACAACTGGCTGTACCAGTCGACAAAACATTTGAAGGCACTATACTAATGTTTCCATCTAGTTTATTGCATACAGTATATCCTTTTTATACATCAGATGATTATAGAATAAGTGTATCAGGCAATATTAGAATACAATCGGAGAAGAACTAATGAGTCCACTTAAAGATGAATTAATGGTACAGCAACAAATAGATGGCTCTTGGCAGCACATGGTTGGTGTTATCTGTTTAAATCAAACTAATAGAAAACAGGTTAAACGTGTACTTCCACAGTTATTACATCTATGTCCTACACCAGTTCACTACCTAAATAGTTTACCAAAAACTATTAAAAAGATCATACAACCATTAGGAATGGTTAATGTAAGAGAGCATAGATTACGTAGGATGTCAAAAGATTACTTGACATGGGACGGAAATGATGCTACTATGTTATATGGAATTGGAAAATATGGCTCTGATAGTTATGAGATATTTTTCAAAAATAACTATAAAGTACAACCCACTGATGGTGAGTTACAACGTTATTTAAAGGAAGAGGTTTTTGATGTTTTTGAAACTGCTTGATAAGTTAGGAAGAAAAAGAACTATATACGATAGAGAAGGAAAAATACCTTATCTCGATCGTTATTACATATTTCTTAAGGATAGAAAAAATTTTCCATTTAACATTACTTTACACAAGGTAATGGTAAGTGACGAACCAGTGTTACATGACCATCCTTGGTCTTACGCCACACTTATTTTAAAAGGTGGATACTATGAAAATATTCCTTTACGAAATGATACTACAGGAGGCGTCGTTGGTTCTACTAAAGTTTGGCGCGGACCAGGACACTTTAGAATTAGAAAAGCAGATGACTTGCATTGGTTAGAACTTAAAAAAGACAAAGACGGAAAAGAGATTCCGTGTTGGAGTTTGTTTTATATGGGGACAAAAGAAAAGGAATGGGGATTCCTTCCATTTAATCAATCCGATAGTATGTTTGAACGTGGATATAAATGGGTACATA